AAGCCCCAGTCATTGTTCCACCTGCGAGGGCAAGCTTCTTATCAAGCTCTACTTTTGTTTTTTGACCCAATTGGGTAAGCAAACTAGACATAATATATAATCCTTTGTTGTGGGTTAGTTGTGTTTAGAAAGAGTATAAGGACAGCTAATAACTGTCAAGCTGGCTCGGTGATTAAAATAGCTCCAGCCTCAGTCGTTAAGCTGTCTCCATCTTCTGCAAGTATATGAGTAGCAGTAGGTACCGCACCACCAAGCTCTACGATTTTCCACGCTGTTCCGTCGTCAACTGCTATACAAGGACCACCACTACCATCTCCATCTGTGACATATATGATACGTCCTGATGTACCTGCTTCTGGTAAACTTGATGTAAGATATGATCCAATTTGCAGAGATTGTGATATATTTACCGAACCACTAATCAAGCCTCCGGACTTATCAAACTTGTTATCAAGCTTGGCTTTAACCTTCTGACCTAACTGTGTAAGTAAACTGCTCATCTAAATCTATGGTGTACTTAGACCGTCTAAGAAGTCTTGATAATCACCAACATCCTCCTCGTGTGCGTCTAAGAAGTACGGTAAATCATTCCAAGCATCCGTCCCGTTTCCGATCTTCATCCTGTTACGACTGCTATCCAATTCAAGGCCTATTTCCCCTTCTAAAAGTACGGGGTTGGTGGACGCCCAGTTGCTGGGGGTATCCCTTCTAAGTTGTATTCTTTTACTAAATGTAGCCATTTGTTATGCTCCTCCTCCTTCGTAAACATCTAAGTTATCACTAGCAGTTGCTCCTAAAGCGTCAATCTGTGGGTCACTCAACGGTGCGTCACCACCACTTAACCCGATGATGTCAGGGTCAGCTAAAATGGAATCTGTCACTGCTTTAGCAGCCGTTGCTGTAGTTACCGCTTCCGTCGCACTTCCCGATGCAATCGCTCCAAGTGTCCGATATTGAGCAGACAATGGATGGGGTCGAACTATAGGACGTCTAGGCATGTTAAGCTACTGATTTAGCTCCTCTGCACTTCCATTTCTTTCGGCTGAGGCTATTAGGACTATTAGGATCATTCTTTCAGTTTCCTTTTCTTAATAGCTAACTTCTTACGCTTAACAGCCATCAGGTCTGCTTTTGTTATGTGACCTCTAGGTTCAGCCATAGCTGCTAACCGTTGTTGTTTTTTAGATTTGTACGGCATGACTACTTACTTTTCGGGAACCCACGCTCCATATTAGCGTAAGCTTCATCAGATATAGTAGATTTACTTTTGCTTCTACTGATACCTAAAGCTTTACGTTTTCGCATGTTCTCATAAAGTCCCGGTCTTTTACTTTTTCTTTTCATCGCTGTACTAATACCTCCATCATACGATCTAATTTAGTGTGAACTTCTTTAAGTGCTTCTTCTACCTTTGCGATCCGCCCTTCAACAGCTCTATCTCTTTCCCGCTGTGCAGCTAATTCCACCTCTATCTTAGTCATTCTTTTCTCACCGAGATCAAGACGTTCGATAACACGTTTGATAATCCACCCGATCACGCCAAGAGCGACGACAAGAGCGGTGTTAAGAAAGCCAGAGATGGATTCGATCATCGTTTATGTTTTAATGATGTAGTTCAGGATGATGGTAGGTTGAACATTGTTGTGTGGGTAATCGTCCCCTGTAGAGGATACTGATAAATTTTGCAGACCGTCAGTTCCCCATGAACCATACTCTCCAAAAGCATCTACCCCAGATCCGAATCCGTTATGCTGGTGTGCTGCTAACTGTTGTAAAGTAATTACATGTGTTTCATATCCTCCAGTATTACCTAATATATCACCATCTATACCGTTAATTGTTGTAGCTGTAGGATTGGTAAGACGATTAGCAGATGAGCCTCCCATATTATCTAAACCAGCAATAACACGCCCTCTAAGGTCTGGTACTCTAAAGTGGTCAGCTGTCTCTCCTCCCGTATTATATGTAGAACCTAAGACACTAAATAAAGCAGCGTATGTGCCTGTATTGGAATATTCACTACCATCACACAATAAATAACCAGATGGTGCAGAACTCCCAGCAAATGCAGATACAGTACCAGTAGGTACTAAAGTAGCTCCGTTTATTTTGTAATTGCCTGTAATGTTTATATCACCAACTAAAGGATTTTCTAATTTAGCTACTGTTATGGCCCCGTCAGGTATTGAACTACTAGGCACTGTGCCTGTTACAGCTACACCAAATCCTCTTTGAATTATGACAATGTCCTCACCGCCGTTAAGGGATGGAATAATAGTCAATGTATCTGTATCAGGATTAACTGTGTAATCAACGGTAGGCTCTTGTACTAAACCATTAATACTTACATCGTATGCAGTATCTCCACTGATCTCAGCACCCGTTACTGTGTATGTAGTATTACTGCCAAAAACACCAGTAAATTGCCACTTCAACGGAGCGTCGCTACCGTAAACAGTTTGGTTGAATTTGTTATCTACATAGAGTTTAGTGGAAGCATCTGTTGTATCTGTGGGATACCCTACATTCTTTATCCTTAGACCTAAAGCGTCCCACTCTGTACCGCCTGATTCTTTCTGTAAGGATTGATCGTTCAGCTCTGCAATCTCTTCTGATAGATAACGGTTGTGACGGTAAGCTAAATCAAGTTCAGACTCTGTAAGTACAGACCCGTTAACAAAGTCCACGAGGTTCTGGTTCGGAGCACTGCGTCGTCTGACACGAACATTAGCACCAGCTGTAGCTCCGCTGTCTAAGACAACTTTAGTTGATGGTGTGGCGACGATTGTGAAGTCGGTCGTTTCAGCACCGTTGATTTCTACCTTAACGTGTTCGTCTTCAAGGTACGGGAAAGTAAAGTCAAAGTCGGTCTGTCCGCCTGTTGCTGTATAATCTACGTAGGTGATAGCCATGATGTTAAGTGTATATTATTAATTATTGAGTGAGAAGAGCAAGTCCTTAGTCATTAACTCGTCGCATTTGAGGGTTGCTTTCTAGTAAATCTAATAAATCTATATCTAATAACTCGCCTCTACCCGGTATAACCCTAAGAGCTTCAACTGGAGATATAGGTCGCTGTTCAAGGAATTGTAATTGTTTTTCACGGTTAACAGCGTCTAGTAGGTTCTCATCATCTTTGTTTACAAATGTTTCTAATAACTGATTATCGCCTAGTATCTCTTGTTTTACATCCCTGTAGTAATCATTAATTAACTTACTCAATCTATTTAATCCTTTATTGGTGTACGCTAATGTATTCTCGTCGTATTCTTGGGTTGTATAATCTTCATCCCAGTTGGGGTCTTCTCTTATTAAATATAACACAGCTTCCTTGATAGTCATACCTGTGTCTTTGTCTATGTAGTTTTTTAATCTATCAGCAAATACAGTTTCCAAGTGAAGGCCGTCGTCGTTTCTCCAATCAACCATGGTAACATTAGAAGTAATTGTAGCGGGTAAGTTATTGGGCAATTGTTTAGTAAGACCGTCACTCGCTATTACAGCCCGTAAGTCTGCTGGTATATCTTCTGTAACTACAGTAGGTGGCTTAGGTAACATACGAGTGATAGCACTTCCCCATGTAGATTGAGACGTTTCAAAATCACCAAAGATATTAGATTTAAAGTTATTAGGTCCCGTGCCAATCCAGTTCCACATAAGTCTTTCTTGGAAAGTGCCTCCTCTTAAATCAACAGCTTTCTCACCTGCCCATATCCTTTGAATTATTTTCCTAGCTTGGGCTGGCATCATACCCGCACTTGCAGCTTGTTTAGCAAGGACATCGATTAATTGGTCTCCTTTCGCTGTAGTTAATTCTTCGACTGCTTTAATACCAGATGTGAGTGGCTGCTCCTTCAAAATAGATAACATGGAACTTTTAGCCACGGTAATCAAATCTTGATCCTCCGTTAAAATCTGTTGACCCGTAGCTGATTGAGTAGCTTTTAACACGCCCCACTGAGCTAAGTCTGCATAGAAAGCAAGTGTTCCTGCTGGACCTGCCCAACTACTGTAATCAACACCGCTACCTTCCTCTTCTTCGCCGCCTCCAATTCGGAACGGTTTCATGCCTTGTTTGTTTCTTTGGTCTGGATTCATCCAAGTTAACGAACCTGTAGCCTCACCCTCCATTACTTTACTAACTACGACGGCTGTAATAGCGATGCCTAAAAATGTATCAGCTAACAATTCTTGGTTATAAACGTGTCGTCTTTCTTTGATAACATTCGACTCGCTTATTTTATCGTTCATTAGTTGTAACGTCTTAGCTCTTGTATCTTCATCTAAAACTTTAGAGTTTAATGCGTCTCTGTGGGCTTGTATGTCTTTTTGTATAACCTCAAGTTTTTTAGTATACGGATTAAATAATGCCATACGTGCTGGTATAAAAAATAAACCCGGTCCTAGTTTAGTCATTCTATAAGCACCTCTAGTAGTCATAGATACAAAAGGAATGAAAAACTTAAAAGCAAATGTAAATGGATTAGTGTAATTGTTTGACCATTTATTTAGACCGGAAGCTATAATATCAACATGTCTAGTATATGTGGTTCCTAAATCGTCTTTTTCTGCTGCAAAATAAAAAACATCATTTGCTTGTCTTACTTCTTCATTTAGTTTTGCTATCTCATTGAGTACCGGTATCCCACCATCTTGAGTCCAAAATGAATCATAAAGCTTCTTAGCGTGTTCATCGACTTCTGATTGTTTTATTTTACCGTTCTTTAAATCTAAATGTGCAGCTTTTAAAGCTGAGTTCATCAGGCGATACTGCACATAAGGTCTTCTCAACAACTCATCCATTGCCCCTATACCCCGAACTCCCATTGAAGCCCCACGAACTGTTAGATGACCCAACTGCATTAAGTTACCTTTCATTACGGTCTTTAACATTTCATCTATTGCAGCGTCAGCTCTAGCTTGTGTTTGTGCTTTTATTTTAGCTTTCTGCACTATAGATGGAACATTACCTGTGCCTTGGGTTTTAATAAAGTCGTCACCTATCCTACCTCTGTTTGCATCAGTTGCACTAATACCTTCTGTAAAAGTACGCTTAACAGCTTTACCTAAAGTATTTAGTTCGCTTAGGAATTTTATACCTGTAACAAAATCAATCGTCATTAGCTCATACCCAGTTTTTAAACTTCTATATCTAAAACTATTATATAAAAGATTAGAAAAAGGTTTTAATAACAAAAGCTTAGCCCACTCAATAATACCTCCGGGAATACCCGCTAACACTGAAGGTAGTTGATCTAACAATAACATACGCCTAGCTTCTAGCATAGCATTTCCAACTCTACCTATTTTACTGAGTTTACTGTTTTGGTTATTAGACATAAACCACTCAACATAAAAATCAAATATCTTTAAGTCCCTTTCTTCTTTTATTTGCTTAGCTCTAGCTTTATCTAAGTCCGCAACAGCTTTTCTTATGTACGCTTTAATAGCGGCCCGCTCTGCCATCTTCTTTTGTAAGGCTGTTATTTTAATAGGACCTTTAGGTGGCGGTGTAGTAGCTGCTCTCATTTCGCCTACAACAGCACGACCCGCTACATCAGATAACCTAGCTATATCCTTTTCGATTTGTAATAATTTTCTAGTCTGAGTTATAGCATCTTTATAAAATTTAATCCGAGCCTCTTTATCTTTAATGGCTTCGGTTTTTTTAGGGTCCGTCTTCTTTTTCTTAGATACTTGCTCTTCAATATTCTCAAATTGTAAATATAATTCCCGCTGCTCTTCTAGTTCCTTTTCTAGTCTATTCAGTTCAGCTTCTTGTTGTTTAAGTAATCGTCTAGCTTGCTCCTCTGGGTCTAAATCTTTACGTGCTTTATCTATTTCTTTAACACGATTACGAGCGTTTCTTTTAAGAAAAGCTATATCTTTATTAAGTTTTTCTAAATATCCTTCAGGCTTCTTGGGACCAGTGGGTTTAGGTGTTACAGCTTCTCGTTGTTCTCCTAGAGGTGCGGTCTGTAAACGTATCCACTCATCTCGTTCAGCCTCTTTCTTTTTTATCTGTATGACCTCATCACGAGCTTGTTTGTAATATCTAATACGATCCTCGTAATCTTTTATCTTAGGATGTTTCGGCTTTGTAGGTTTGCCTTCAGCGTCTAACTCAACATCGTCTCCAAACTGTGCTCTTAATTCATCTAGTCTTTGTTGGAGTATGTTTATTTTATTATTTAATTGTTTCTCCGCTTTAGCTGCTTGGAAGTCTGGGTCAAGTTCAAGTGCTGCTTTATCTATCTCACTTATACGATCCTTAATCATCTGCCTAAGCATCGCATTCTTTTTCTTTTGTTGTGCAGAAGCTGATTCCGGTCTCTTAGGTCCAGTAGGTTTAGGTGTTATCTCAGCTCTCTGTTCACCCAACGGTGCAGTTTGTAACTCAGCTAACCTAGCTTCTTCAGCTAATCCTTTTTCCAGTTCAATAGCATCTCGTTCAGCTAGTTCGTAAAACTTTATCTTTTCCTCTAACTCATTGATCTCAGGATCGTATACAGTGTTATCCTGCGATTGTCCTCTAGCTTCATCTAAGTTACCAAAACTATTCCTTAAACTATTTAATCTATTGGTAAGCCTATCTTTCTTCCTGCGGATCGCTTTAAGAATTTTATCAGGTGCGTCGTTATCAGCATCGAACTTCTCAGCTTCATCTCTTTTCTTTTGGAAAGCTTTGCGACGCTGTGCTGCTCTTCCTTTATTACTTGGTCTTATTTCTAGGTAACCTTGGAATAGATCGTTAAATATATCATCATCCATAGGACCCTCTAGTTGTTGTACTAAGGCATCCTCTAACATAGACAGACGCTGACGCTCTTTTATAGAAGTCTCACTCAACTCCGCTTCGTATTTGTAAGTATCAGCTTTCCTACTCTTAGCTTGTCCGGCTCTACCCCACTCAGTATCTAAAGGATGTTTAAGTTCATTTAATCCCTGCAAGAAACGCACTTCATTCAATGCTTCTTGTACTGTATCTAAATCTACATCAGCGTCTCCTTTAACAAATAAATCAGATAGCTTCTCTATCTTTTGTTGAAGCAACCCGGTAGTCTTAACATTTAAAGCATTTATAGCTTTCTCTAACAAAGGTCTCTTTAGTGTCTCCCCCGCTCCAAGTGTTTGGTATTGCTGCGTTAATTGATCTAATAAATCCTCCCGCTCATCATCAACGTGACGCTGTCTTTTAGGTGCTTCCTCAAGTACTACTTCTTTTTCTTCGGGTACTTCTTTTGCTGGGGGTTGTACAACTTCTTCAGCTTCTACTGTTGGTTCTTCAGCTGCAAGCGTAGGTTCTTCAGCGATAGGTTCTTCTACTATACCAGCTTCAGGCTCTGTTTCCTTTTTTAAATCCTCAAGTACTTCTTTGATTTCCTCATCCGCCTTTTGAATCTCAGGCTCAATGTCAACTACTTGCGGTTCTCCTTCTTCTATTTCAGTCTGTACTGTATCAGCATCTTGAACCTTCTTAGCTATTTCTTTATTTATCTCTATAGCTTGATTATTCTTTTCAATCTCAGCTTCTAGCTCTGCAATCTTTTTATCTTGCTGTGCACTTACACGTTTCGACCCAGCTTTAAACTTTTCAAGTTCTGCTATCTTTTTCTGTAGACGAGTGTTTTCTGTTTCTAATTTATTTACGGAACTATCAACTATATCTTTTAATTCAGCCCTCCCCCACCTTGAACCTTTTAATGCATTAGCTATAGAGTTTAAACCTACGTTAGCTGTTCCCCCAAAGACACCAGAAAACAAATAATCCCATTCATCCCTTTCTTTGTCGTTTATCCTAGCTTCTATTTCTTGCCTTAGTGCGGACTCAGCGACACCAATAACAGCTCCACTAACAAAAGTTTTAGTACCGTTAACTAATACCTGACCGCCCTTCCAGCTTGCATTGGAGGCTACATTTAAACGTAGCAACCCTTCAGCACCTTTAGTAACGAAACCCATACCGAACACACCAGAGGATACTAACTCCGCTCCTGATATATCACCGAAGTCAACCTTGCCGTCTCCATTGACATCGCCCATCGATCTTTGTCCGAAGTAATTAGCTAATGCCCATATACCAAACTCAGACAAAGCAAATGTAGTAACACCAACTGCTGTACTTACAGGCTCAAGAGCTTGCGGACCAGCAAAACCAGCTAAAGAAGCGGCTCTTGTTGTTTGTAAACCCGCCTTGATATAAGGCAACGAGCGGCTCAGTATATGCTGCATTGTCATGCCAGTGCCTATTTCGACACCAGTACGTTTAGCTACGTCTAATATTGTGTTACTAACAGACTCTTGCTTTGATAACTCTGCTTCAAGTAATCTTTTAGATTCAACTATCTCAGGGTCTAGTTCAGCTTGAGGCTCCGGTGCTGTGTAAGCGGCTGTGGGTATTGGTACTGTTGGCACAACATCATCATCTAACGAGAACCCGTTATCCTTCAACCAATCGTCGTAGGCTTTTTCGCTCATCTATCTGCGGGGTTCGTTCAGTAACTGTTGCTGGCTTGTTTTAAAATCATTTAGAGTTTGTATATCAAACACATTAAAGTCTCTCATTTCTTTCCAAGTGTCCTCTTCGTTTGCATTTAAGTCAGTTGGTGCTCCTTGTTTTAATAACTCCATTTCTCCATGAATCTTAGCAATAACAGGTGCCCATCTTCTTAATATAGAATCTAGCTCACCAGTACTTCTAACTAACCTAACTGATCTAAAGTCTACTCCAGCCTTACTCAGATACTTAGCATATTTTTTATCGTAGGATGGGATGCCGTGCTGCACTAATAAACCTTTTAATACATTTTTATGTCTGCGGCTTGGGTCTTCTTTTACAGTAAATGCTTTATCTTGATCTGCGTATACCAAACCTAAATCTAATTCTTCTGTAACTAATGATTTATATTCTATCGGATCAGGGAACCAAGACTCTGCTTCCTCTTTTTCCTTTTTTACTATAGCTCTGAACTCGGTCATACTCGGTTGCCTAAATGCACCTAATTTATTAGCGGTTGCTTCAGCTAGTTCTTTAAATAAATCAACATCTTTCTGCACTTCTGTTTGTATAAAAGTATCTACTTTTGTTTTAAACTCTGGGTCATCGGGATTCTCTAAAAACAAATCCCTAGCGTAATCAAGGGCTTTAGTTTGTATTATCCGTTTAGATTGATCTTTGTAACTACTTAAAAACGCATTACCTAATATATCTTTGTATGTTTTTTTATCTTTCTCTATGGTTTCGGCAGCTGGTATTAAAGCGTTTTCTAATGTTTTATCTAATCCTGTGTATGATGTATAGTTTCTTATAACACCACCTGCGTTCAACTCTTCACTAAGTTTTCTTAATCCAGCATAACCTTTAAATTCAGGTTTATCTTTCAAGAAATCAGTATCAGTAAAATCACCCTTTAAGGGATCATGTTGAGCAAATGCAGTTCTAAATTCAGCCTCTAATCCTTCTCTTACCTCCCTCAAATCAACACGTGCGGATGCGGGTAATATTCCTTCGGTGTTCTTTAATGTTGTTAATATACTAGGAATAGTTCTTTGAAGCATCCTCAACCCATCATCTGGGTTCTTTCTTGCTAGGTTATTCATAGCAAACAACAAAGCCCTACTAGGATTCGCCCCTTCTTGCCCAAACAACTCTTCATTAATGATTCGGTCTAACTCTGCGTCGGGCGTACTTTGTGGGTCGGGTGCTAAATATCTTAACGCATCTCTTAGGTTTTGATAATCTGCTTCATCTAAATCTGCTGCTGAATTTTTACCAGACATCGTAAGAAAAGCCAGTCTACCTGCACCCTTGAACTCAGCATCCATTGTCTCTGTATCTTTAGATGCTATGTTAAATAAAGATTCATTAATTGATCTTCTTATTTCCGTGAGTTTAGAAAAAGCTGCTGTACTCTGGAATATATTCTGACCATTTATCTTAACTAACTCAATTCCGTCTAGTAATCTAGCTGCGTCTGTATATCTTCTATCAGCTCTTAACCTTCTAGCTTGTTGATCTATTGCTTGAAGTAATAAATCCGTTCTTTGTGGTTTAGTATATTGAGGTAAGTCTGAAGCTATTTGATCGTCAAAACTTTCTACTAATGCTTGCAGTCGCTGACCCCCCATAACACCCTCGTTAAAAGCGTTATTAAAAGAAATAGTTATCTCATTAATTTTCTCTGACGCTATTAACTGATCTACAGCTTGTTCGTGTTTTAATGCTAAACTGTTTTTGTACGGCGTAGTCACCACGCTCCATAATGCTTTAGCGGCTGTAGTGTTAGCTATATCTTCACCAACAGCACTCACTAAACTATCCCACTCACCTCGTATAGCTTCGTCTACACCTTGGTTAAAAGTATTCCTGTCTCCATATTTCTCGACATTCATTAAGTCGACTTCTTTAGCTTTAAGACTAGGCAACATCGTGTTATTGATGTGTCGTTTAAGCAACGCATCTCTGTACGCTCTGTCTCTGTTGGTTGTAGCTAATATACTGAAGCCGTCTACATCTTTCTGTTTCTTTAACTCAGCTATAACATTCTGTTCTTCTACTAACTGAGCTTGCTCAATACCGATCTGTTTCTGAGTATCCGCTAATTGACCGTAGCTCTTTGCTACACCCATGAACGCATTTATTGAATCAGCTAAATCTAATGCTTTACTTCTAGGTACTGGAACAGCAGCAGCACGACGTTGTCCTACTGAGTATTGACCTAAACCGCCAACTGTTGGTTGTATACCGGGGACTTCTCTTGTCATTATCCTATTGCTTTCTTAATTTCTAACCCAGTCCTGTAACCTTGTAAACCGCCACTTGCTATGCCTAATACATCTTGTATACCGAATCCACGAGGCTTAACGGGTTCTGCTATAGGTTGGTCTATACTGATTAAACGCTGTTGTGAAGCTAATCCAATATCCTCAAGAGCCATAGCTTTACCTACCCCTATCAATTCTTGTTGTCTATCTAGTGCTTCTCGTGCTGCTCCTAAGTTAGCTAAGTATTCACCCATAACAGCAGTAACAGATTGTCCAGCTACTCCTCTATCTCTAGCTTGTTCTAAACCTACAGCTGCTTGTGTAGCTAATTCTCTCTCACGAGTTTGACGGCCTATGGCTTCTTGTTGTTGTGCTTGCTGCATCCGCTCACCTGTCATCTGACGTAATGCACGTGTCCGTTCCGCCGCTGCTGCTTGTGCTTGATAACGACGTTGCATCTCAGCTTGTTGTTTAGCCGCTTGATACTGCATACGGGCTTGTTGTTGAGCACCTAATGCTTGTGCCCCCGCTTGGAGACCTCCTGCTACCGCCATAACTGCCGCTGGATTACACATATATCGTTACTTCCTCTCTAATATAAATGACAGATAGCCTTCGTACTGACAATCGCTAAACTCTGCACCGAGCCACTCCAACCATTTAATACTCAACTTGTTACTACGCATCACATAGTTCGTCAGATAATCAAACCCTTCTAACAGTTCCATCATACGTTCCTTGGAGTGTTTCAAAAAGAACTTCTTAATAGTAGGTAACCGTCGTGTGCCTAACAACCAAGCACTACCGATATTAGTACCTTCGATAGGAGCGACACCAAACGAACAGTACAAGTTGTTCATCTCATCTTTCACGCTGTAACACTTTGTACTACAAGCGTAAGACATAACAACAGCATCTTTCGGGTGGTGCATAAGTCCGAGTATCTCTAACATGTCGTCCTCCCGTAAGTCGTCGTACAGATCAACTGCATCCATATCCCCGTGTGCGTCATCTATTCTAAGCTCCATATCTTCTACTGCGTGATATAACCATCGATTCAAACTCTGCCGCTAATAGCTTAACTGGTAAAGCAGAATCAGTAACAACTTCTATCTTTGCGTCGTTTGGTTGGCACTGTACAGGGAATCGGAAGTGTCCGTCCTGTGGGGTGAAAGCATTAAGTGTTAAGTTAGCACCTAGGCTGTCAGGATTAAATGCGTAGCTGTACTTATCTCTGTACTTCGGAGTTACTTCAACAGTGAAGTGTCCGGTGTCTGCATAGTTTATACTGCCGTTACGAATCGTTTGGTAGGTGTAATCAGATGCACTTCTGCCGCCACGCTCTGTTGGTTGTTTCAGTGATTGATCGGAGAACCTGTACAACATATTGTACGACAGTCCTAATATAAAGTATTGATCGTTGTTGTAGAATACATTAGCTCCCCATTCAGCTGCTCTACTTACTTCTGATGTCGTACTCCAGTTGTCGCTTGTATCAGGAGTGTCGGAAGCTGTGGATGTATGGTTTGTATCACACTTATAGATAGTACCTTGTACATAACTAGTAGACGGTGCCCACGCATCAATCACCCCATCAGGCTGGCGTAATGCTTTTGTCCAGTTGTTACTTTCGAAGGTGCTAGTAGATGTGTGTGTGTTTATACAGTAGTAATACTCGCTGTTATAAGTAACGTAGTCTCCACCGTAATCTGCATAACTAGCTAACGGTCCGCTTACATCTACAGTACTAGAATCTACAACAGTAAATGCTCGTTCATTTCCTAGCTTAGTGTAGATCGCAGCGTCGGAGTTAATGCTTACATTGTACGGTATACCTGATACACGAGTAACCTTAGTAGCTGGGTTATATAACGATACAGTAAGATCATCTCCGTTTACTTTACTATCCAGATACAACGTATAATCTAAACCTTCGTCTGTCAGTCCGTCTTCAAGTGTAAGCTTCTCTAAGTGCAGCCCGTCAGTGTCTGCTGTTATTAAATGCAAGTTACTGTCGATAAAGTCAAACCCTCGGATGTCACGATTAAAAGTGAACTTCATCCAAGCACTTTGTATCTTTTCTTTGTTCGACCAGAAATACTTATATACAAACAATGTCTTAGCGTCTGCTGTGGTACTCATTACAATAGTATTCTCTGCTTGAGAACCTACAATCTTTTGCACATCAGATGTAATATACTTCGGTACTTGCTGTGTTATTTCTTCAGCGTTAAATGTCTCGGTATTGTTATCTACAAAGTATTCGTATACTCCCTCAAAGTCGTTCCGTTTAAATGGGAAGTATATATAGTTACCCAGTGCTACTGGTTGTATACCATCCGATAGATCGTACTCAGTAACAGGAGATATAGCTACGGTCTTAGGTGATAACACATCTGCTCCACGAAGCACGAACTGTGACCCTTGACTAAATAACATCAGCTTCTCTTGGAATGGTACAGCGTGTTCAAGGATCGCTACCTTTGTGTGGCTCAGTCCGACATCGATAACAGCACTGTCTAGTAACTGCTGTGTAGTAGTACGGAAGAAGTTAAAGTATTCGTCTGCTTCACTAAAGATAATGTTGCTGTCCGTAAGTATACCTAACCTGTTCTTAAAGAAGAAGATGTCTCGTATCTGTTTACCAACGAACGAAGGGAATGGATTAGTGAAGTCGTCACCTGCTGAACGTGCTGACCAACTACCAAAGCGATATTCCTTGTTAGTGCCGTAGTAGAATGTACCTTCCTTCCAAGTTAGATAACCAACAGTAGCCCCTGTGTCTACAGTTTCATCTACTTCAGTCCAGTACTCTTCCCAATCGGTGCCTATTCCGGGTTCGTTATCAGCCGCAGCTCTGTGGTTCTTATCTAACCTATAATAGTTGTTATCGTTTTTTACATACAACAAAGCATTAGGGGAGGATAATCTAAAATCTGTAATTGTATTTCCATTAAAGTAAGGAACAAGAGTTACAGGCATAGTCCCACTAGCTAACAAAGTATCGATACCTTCCAGTGCACTAGTCTCTGATTCATCTTGAAGGTAACCAACAGTCTCTATCCAACTACCCTCTCCAAACTCTCCTTTATCTTTCGTGGAGAATCGTACGTAGTAATCATCTTGATCTATATCAGCGTCCCCTATTACTTTTACTGGACCGAATCCATTATAACATTCTACAGGAAGTTCCGTGATACTGTTTACTTCTCTATATACAACACCTAATCCTTGATTCCCTAGACCATCTTCTACTCGTATATTGAATGGACCTTCAGTACTCGTTAATTTTATAACCGACCCTTTTCTCTCAACCCCGAAACCCCCACTAGTAAATACCTGCGTTGTTACTTGAACTGGATCGGTGTTAAGATTCGTAGAAGAATTGAAAGTAGCAGGAGGTATGTAATAACGAGGGTCTGTTTGATCCGTAATAGCTGTCCATCCTTCCCACCTGTTACCACTTTTCATCCAATCCCATCGCCAGTTTCTTTCAGATACTCTATACGATATAAATATTGGATTGCTTGGGGTAAAGTTATTACCTCTTTTTATATTCCGAGCTGAAGTGATAACACCTTTCGTAACCACTAATTCACAAGATGCCGGAGCTGCTCCAGACTGTGTTATAAAAGCTTCTAGTTTTAATTCTTTTCTGTATTCCGATCCGTAATTTGTATCACCTGTATATCGTGATTTTTCATACACACCTGTGGAACGACCACCTAACCATCCATCTCCTAAAGCAGAAGGTGTAGCGTTAATGGCTATAGATGATACACCAGAGTTTGTATTAACCACGCGTTCGTCTATTGATGCTTTTAAATCTTCTGCTATGTGTTCAGTATCTGCATATACACCAGAACGAACACCAGCAGTAGATGGACCACTCATATAAGTACTGGGCACAACTGTTCCTGTGTGGTTTTGCCAATAAGAGTCGCTGTATATATGGTGAGCCTCTAAAGATGTCGCTGGTTCTACTAACTTATCATCTACATATATACTGTAAGATTTCTCGTAGTCTCCTAACTTAACAACAATTAAAGCTTCATCAGCAGGTGGTGTAGACTTTTGTTCAGTAGCTTCACTCCTCTGTATTACCCTGTTCTTATTAACAAGGAATGTATAGTCAGCTACTGTCAGTGCTCGTAGGTCGGCTAATGGATTAGCTACACCACCTAACGACGCTTGTCCGCCTAAGCTCAGATAACTATTAGCGATAGAAGTTACAGCTACTGATACGCTTGTGCCGTCTACCATAGTAACACCTACACCTGCTGCTATGCTTAGAGCTGAATTACCTAACGATACTGTTACACAATATTGGTTCTGCTCAGAGCGTTTAACGAAGTGTGAAAATAGATTGTTCTCTTCTGTGACGGGGTCTTGTGTACTTAGCTTCGTATCTAATAGCTTCTTCGTATATTCAGTAGGTGGTCTCTTTACCAACCCCTCAACAACAGTGGCCCAAGCATTTATTTGTTCGTCACACTGACCGGGATACCTGAGATTGTCAGGCTGTTGTGATACGCCCTGTGCGAGATTCGGTACACTGTTTACTAACAGAGGCATCTCTTATCTGTCTAATACTCTTAGTACGCTGTAGTGGTCAAAGATAGTTCTGTCTGCATTTTCAGAGTCACTATCAATCGCCCGTGCTTTCGCTTCGATCTCATCCCGCAAAGCAAACCCTTCGATCTCTCTGCTTCCTAAGAATCGATTAGCAAAGATACGAGCAGCTTTAACTGTTATGTAGTGACGGAACTGCTCAGGCATATCTGTAAATGCTAACTCAAAAGTAATGGAGGCTTTAACCTCCTTAGTCCATACATCCGTGTGATTCTTTCTGTCGTATAACAAAAGTCCACGCTGTACTGGATCGCTGTCTGTATAAATTTCTGGGTCTAAGTCTACTCGAAGCGTATTGCTTGGTAAGTTAATCTTAGACGTGGAAGCATCAGGAGTAAGTACGTACTCGTGCTCCGTATTAAAGTGCCAACCCTCTGACTGTATAGCTTTACTGGTTTCGTCGAGGACTGCTTCTGCTTGAACGACTGATACAGGAACGGCTGTACCTCCGAGAGTATTAACCGGGGCTTCCCCGATAACACTGATCATTGTATTTACTGCATTTAGTTTAGTCG